ATAAGGGCCGAACAATAGGACCAGGTATTGCACAGATAGAAGCATTAGGTCGAAGCAGGGCTATTTATTTCAACCGATTAGCGGCAAGAAAAGGAGGCCCAGATGCAGCGATTAGGAAGCTGATAAGAGAGGACGGTTCAGAAAAGACCCTAGAAGACATAAGGAAGCAATATAAATTAAGAGCTATCACGTTGAAGAAGCTCGAGCAATTAAAACTGACTGTTCCAAAGGATATAAACGCTGATTCGATTGCAAGAACAACGACCGGCTCACCTGGAGTAGAAGCGCGTCTTCAGAAACTTATTACATACAGAGAAAAAGGCATAAAGGGTATGGTTGATTTTAGCTGGAACCAAATAGAGGAGTTAGGCGGAGAAACGGGGGTTAATGCTAAAAAGATGAGGAAATTCATGACTAAGCACAATATTTTCAATAATTTCGCAATGGAGGGAGAAAGATGGAAAGACTCAAACACCGCATGGTATTACAAGGCGGATTTGAAGAAGAGTATGGATTCAGCCGTGAAGGATCTAGAAAAATATGGTGAATATAATCGAACTTATGTGGGAAAAGAGAAAAAATGGTTCTTAAAGAAAGCAGCACGAATCAAGGATAACAATGGAAGAAATGAGACATTAAAGCTCTTATTAAGACCACCGTCGGGAAGAGCTACTGGATATACTTTTATGACTTCAAATATTATTAATACTCAGCTAAAAGGAGTTTCAACAAGAATTACGGCTTCTAGGGCAAAGTCTATAAAAAAAATTGCTGCTGAAGTCTTGGCAAAGACGGCTAAGGGAAAGAGAGATCGTGTCGTAGCTTTACCTAAGGTAATTGATTGGACTACAGGAACAATGGTGTCTGATGCAGAAAAATGGATCGTTACGATGATCCATGAAATAGGTCATCAGGTACATGCAAAAGGATCAGGAGGGGTCGCTCTAGGAAATAGATGGAAGGGCCTAGGCGGAGTTGTAAACGTTACGGGCTATTCTTATAAGAATCCTTTAGAACAATTCGCGGAAGGTTTTGTTCAATATGTTCTAAATCCTGAAGGTTTAAAGAAAGAAGCTCCTAGAGTTTATAATTGGGTCGAGGAGACATTGGAGGAAGCTCTAAAATGACTCTGATTGAAGCTATGGAGATGACAAGAGCATGGCCGAAGGATAAGACTGTCCCTCGGAAGCTTGCTGATGCAATAAACAAGGCTAAGGGAGAGGAGGAGAAAGAAAAGATGGGATGGTTGATAGAAGGGTTGTATGTTGAATGTCGCTCAGATGAGGATATAAATATGTTAGAAGAAGTTTTTAATTAGCTAGTCTAAGGGAAGTTGTTTTTTGACTTATGTCTAAAGGATTATTTGCAAAGCTCAATGAGCTTAAGAAGAAGGGAAGCAAGTCTACAAAAGCGACAGCGAAAAGTGCTGAAAAAGAGGTAAAGAAAGCTGCTGAATGAGGGACGGCCCGTTACAATTTGGAGAACGTCGTGTTTTGATTAGTTATGGCCCGTAGATATGTAAGGGATACAGCGGGCCGGTTCGCATCAAAGGGCGGCGGCGGTAAACGTAGCGGTAAAGGTGAAAAAGCAGTCGCGAACAGAAAAAAACCTGAAAGAGTTAGGGCAAGAAAAAGAGAAGAGCAAGGGTTAGCATTGGCAGGGAAGAAGGCTTATAGAAAAGGCCCAGGAGCAGCCGAAAGAAAAGCGGCGGTTACGGGTAAGACTATGAAATCAACAGTAGGTAGAAAAGAAAAAGCTGCTTACAGATCATATAAAAAAAGAAGCAAAAACCAACCAACTTATAGAGTCTTAGCTCAATCAAAAGGAGATAAATCTCCTAGTGCTTTTATCTATAAAGATGCAAAAGCGGCTAGAAAGTTTGCAGGTAGTTTCAAAAACGATGGAAAAGCTACATTTAAGGCATTAGGTGGTGGAAACAAGCAACCGCGTGGCGTTAAGAAGATAAGAGGCGCAAAAACTTATGACAACAGCACTAACCAAATGTTTAAGTCAAGGAAGTTAAAAAGAGATTTAAAGCGTAAATTTAAGCTTTAATCGTCTCCTAGGAATTCCTCTAGCGTTTCAAGTCCGGCCATAGTGTCGTGCCAGAAACCAGGAACGAGCATGGCATCCTCATCCTCATCGGTGATGCACAGGGTTAGTACATCTGCCTGCAAATTCCCGCAGGCAATGTAGACCTTATGTTCATTTCCTTCACCATCTACATCGGGAATGGTGCTAAGAAAATCTCTTAGTTCCTTAACAGTAAAACCTTCTTCGTTGATGATTGGTCTAGGCATGGGGGTTATTCCTAGGATTTGGTGCTAATTTAAGTCAGCCATGACCTTACGGGTTATTTATGTCTGAAGAACAAGAGGTTACGCCTCAAACTGAAACATCTAACGATGAAATCAACGCTTTAAAAGAAAGCATTAAAAGGCTCGAAGGAAAAAACCATGAGCTAATTGGCAAGATTCAAAAAGCCAAACAAATCCCGGATGGCGTTGACGTAGAAGAACTCATTGAATTCAAGCGCAAAACCGAGCAAACTAAGCTCGAAGCTAAGGGGGATTATGAGAAAGCTCGAGCGTCTCTTGAACAGCAATTTCGAGAAGCCACTGCCGAAAAAGACCAACAAATCAAGGACTTACAAGCGCGAGTCAAAGAACTGGAGCTTGTCACCCCTGCGTTATCAGCCTTGGCGGAGGTGGTCCATGACACCGACTATGCGTTAAATAAGCTTGGTCGAGATAACTTTGAAGTTGAGAAAGACGGCACTGTTGTTTATGTCGATGGATATGAACGTACGCCAATTCAAGAAGCAGCAAAAAAGAAATTAGGAGAATGGGCGTTAAAGCAACCAGTACCAAAAGGAGGTGGTGCACCTACAGGAAAATCCAGTGGTGGAGGCGTTCCTGCGGGAACAAAGAATCCGTTTTTGCCTGAAAGTTTTAATTTAACTGAGCAATCTCGGTTATATCAAAGAGACAGAGATATGTATGAACGGTTGAAAACTGCGGCAGGACGTTAATATGTATGGAATAACTCGTTTTTAAAAGGTTACGCCTCGGCGAGTAAGGGTTACGCCCACTACTAACAAACTTCTAAGAGGAAAATTCCGTGGCGACAGTCCGCTCGGACATAATCATTCCAGAGGTTTTCGTCCCCTACGTCGTTGAGGCGAGCACAAATCTAGACAAATTCTTGCAGTCTGGAGTTGTGGCACCAATGGCGGAGTTGAACGGTACTGAAGGCGGTGATTTTGTCAACATACCCGCATGGTCAGCCAATCTTGCTGGCGATCAAGAGGTGCTATCTGATAGCGCAAGCTTGACACCAGGAAAAATTACAGCGGTTAAGCAAATTGGGGTACAACTCCATCGAGGGAGAGCCTTCGAAGCGCGTGATTTAGCCAGCATTGCTGCTGGATCTGATGCAATGGCAGCTATTGGCAATAAGCTTGCTGCTTATATCGCTAACCAGCGTCAAAAAGATTTGCTTGCAACTCTTGAGGGATGCTTTGGTTCATTGAATGCCAATGACTCCAATAGTGCATTCTTCACAATGTGCGTTGACTCAGAATCAGGTGATTCACCAACAGTTTTGAGTGCTCGTACTGTTGCACAAGCAAGAGCCAAGTTCGGTGAGCAAGGCGACAAGCTAACTGCTGTTGCTATGCACTCCAACACTTATTACGACTTGGTTGAGCGCAAGCTTATTGATTATGTCTCAACTGCTGAGGCTCGCGGAACTACCACAACACAATCTGGTGGTTCAATGGCGAATGCTTATGGCGGTGATGACAAAGTTCCAACCTATTGCGGTTTAAATGTCATCGTTTCTGATGATGTAACCACAACTGGTTCCGGTGCTTCTACTGAGTACGCCGTTTACTTCTTCAAAGGCGGAGCCGTCGGAAGTGGTGAGCAAGCTGCTCTAGATATAGAGCAAGATCGCGACATCCTGGCCAAGTCAGATGCGATCAGTTATGACTCTCATTATTGCTATCACCCTGGTGGGGCAAAATGGGCCGTGACACAAACGAATCCGACAGTTGCTCAGCTACAAACTGTGGCGAATTGGTCCAAGGTTTATCAAGACAAGAATCTTGGAATTGCCAGGGCTACCGTTGTCTCCAATTACGACTAGAGGTAACTAACCATGGCATCTATCTTTGAAGCAACCGCCGGGAAATTAGTTGGGCCAACTATCGGCACAACTGTTACCCAGGCCACTAACAAGTCCACTGGAGTCACTGCAAATGCAGCCTCTGGTCAAATCACAATGAACAATGCAGCTTTAGGCGCTGCTGCTGAGGTTTCTTTCACAGTTACCAACAGCGAAATCGCCGCAACTGATGTTGTTGTTGTGTGTCATGGCAGTGCAGGAACTGCTGGGAGCTATCTAGCTCAAGCCAACACCATTGCAGCAGGATCTTTCAAGATCACTGTCACCAATGTGTCTGCTGGCTCATTATCTGAGGCTATTGTCCTCAACTTTGTTGCTCTAAAAGGCGCATCTTCCTAATGGGGATGTTCGCTTTCAGGCGGGCGCGGGAGAAGGAGGCTGCTTTATTGGCGGCCTCTATTCCTGTGGCAAAACCAAAACCAAAAAGGAAACGTAAACCAAAGGCTCTAACTAATGGCGATAACGATAGTTGCGACATCGGGAGCAGCAACCGCAAACAGCTACATAACGCTGAGTGACGCTAATGACATCGTTCAAGGCTTACCGCCTAACGATGATGTTGTTGCATGGGAAGCTGGTTCGACATCGGATGACTATAGAAATCGTGCACTTTATACAGCGGCATTAAGACTTGACCGCGAAAGGTTTTTAGGAGCAAGGGCAACTGATACTCAAGCAATGCAATGGCCTAGAACTGGAGTAAGAAAGCCTGATAGTTATATCAATACTTATGCGACGGGGTTTCCTTTCAGAATTACTACTGATTATTACACCGATACAGAAATTCCTGATGTTGTAAAAAAAGCTCAGGTTGAGTTAGCGGTTTACTTGCAGAACAATACTGATGGCATTGGCCTTAGTGGATTAGAAGATTATCAGTCAGTTTCAATTGGTGGCTTGTCAGTTACACCTAATTTTTATGGTGCAGTTGGTGCAGATCGTGTTCCTCCAATGTTTGAACGATATTTAAGAGGCATTAGAATTAGTGGACCCGGTAATGTATCCATCAAAAGGAGCTAATTTCTCATGTATTCAGCCGATCCAGATTTTGCCGTTGGCGGTGAAGTCATCACTGACACAGCAGCACATACAGGTCGATTTAAAAGAGTTGATTTTTATGAAGAGACTCAAATTAGTGCTATGAGTTCTAATTTGACCGGTAATTCAATCGCGAGTGAAACTGTTGCTGCTGGCACAACAATCTATGGCTTGATTACAAGCATTACACTCACTAGTGGAGCCTGTATTGCTTATCGGATCTAATGCCTCTCTCAACATCTCTTCGTAAAGCGTCAAAGAAAGCTATTGCGGGATTGGGCGGCAACGTGACGATTCGGCGGGTCACAACAGGCGCATACAACACAACGACCGGAGCCGTCGGCGAAACGACAAGTGACACGACGGTTAAGGGTCTTGTTCAAGATGTCAACGCAAGGGAGGTTAATGAACTCATACAGGCTGACGACAGGAAACTTACTGTTGCTGCTGCTGCTTTGACTTATACCCCGACGACTGCCGACAGGGTTGTTATTGGGAGTGTTGTCCATCAGATTATTAGTATTAAGACCGAAGAACAGGCGAATACCGCAATTACTTATGAGTTGGTACTAAGGACATGACTAGAAACGTCCCTCCCGAAAAGATTGGTGAGTATATGGAAGAGAGGCTTAATGTCTTGCTTCATACTTGCGTGTTGGAGAGTGACGCAAGGTTGAAATTGGCAACGCCTGTTAAGACAGGTCGAATGAGAAATGCTTGGACTATTGGTCAAAATAGTCCTCCTAATTTTACTCCTCTTGGGGAGACAAACGATAAGCAACCTGCGAAAGTTTATGCAGATCCAACAAGTGTTGCGGTGAGAATTAACAGAACAGCGCAACGATATTCAAATTATTCGAGAGGTCAAGAAAAGGTTGGCAATCAATATTTTATTTCTAATAATGTCACTTATGCGGAACCAATTGCTTACGGAACAGGTTTACCCCGGTCTTGGGGTGGTAAATACAGAAGCATTCAGACGACACCTGGCTATCCTGATTTAATAGCGAAAACTATGGAGCGTTGGCTTGAGAGAGAATGGAAAAGAATGACAGTGAGGGATGACTAATGGCTGCTACTGATTTAAATACTGTTCGGGCAACAGTTGAGGGCCGATTGGCTACGGAATTAGCTTCAAATCCTGTAATTCCTGTTGCTTTTCACAATATGCCTTACACGCCGACTCCAAATAGTAGTTGGTGTCAATGTCTTGTTAGCTTTGCCGGTAGTTCATTTGAAACGATGGGAGGAACTACAGATTCAACAAATTTAATAACAGGAGTTGTCTTGATAAATATATTTTCAGCAGCAGGAGTTGGGCCAGGTGCGAACTTAACTATCGGCAAACGCATTCGAGACCTATATAATCGAGTTAATGTATCTGGGGTTCGATTCGATTCCCCAACTGGTCCCGAGGTGATTGCTTCAGCTAATCCCGAGGGTTATTTCCAAACTCAGGTGCGTTGCACCTTTGAAACCTTCGAGGAACTCTAACTATGGCTTTTTACAAAGGCGAACAAGGCTCCGTCAAATTTGACGATGGAGGCTCTAGCCCTGCTGCAATTGCAAGCACAACATCATGGTCATTAACTATTGATCGTGACGCGCTAGAAACATCTGCAATGGGTGACACTGCTAAGGGGCATATTGGCGGACTACCTGGTGGTTCAGGCTCTATCGAGTTGCTTTATACAGGCACTAGCGGAGATGAAACTAACGCTTTCATTGAGTACGTTAATGCTGCAACTGATGCAGGCGGCGCAGCCTTTGAGCTTTATACCGATACATCAGGATCTAAGAAGATTACTTTTGACGGTGTAATGACTTCAACTGACTATGGCGCAGCCGT